CTTGTACTCTCCATGTTTTTTTGTATACGTGGTCGCTAGATAATCGACCACGTATACCATTCCAATTGCAATTGCCATTATCATTTACAGTGCTCCAATCTCTTTTGTTACACGTTCCAGGGCGTACCTTGCGTTATTTGTCAACTGCCGCTGCCATGCTTCATTAGATGGTGACCACCGAAAGCCGTTAGATTTAAGAATTGCCCGTACATCTGCATCCGGCTTCCCATCAAATATTAATTGCAAACGCATTATTTCAGTGTTTTCAACGACTTTGAAATACTCATTTTCCATATCCACATTCCCGGCGGCTTTTGCGGCTTCCAGTTCCTCAAGGCGTTTTTCCACTCTGTGTATATTCGCATTATTGTTGGATAACGCCCATGATGGATACCCCTGGCGACCGGCATAATCTGGCGTTCTAAGCTCTTTTATTTGCTCGTTGGATAACCCCAGAGACTTTAATGTCTCGTTGCCTTTTTCAACGTCCTTCAAACGGATAGCCTTATTCGCCGCTTTCATGTGTTCCTGGTTCTGCTTCAACGTGTTCAATTTGGTTTTCAACCGTTCGATTGCGTCGTCATCACCGGACTTTATAATGTCCTTCCCATAGTACATTGATTTAAGCTTATCAAGAATCTTCTGAGTCTCGTTGTAAAACTCTAAGTTCTTGTCCCATGCTGCCACCTGTTTTTGCTTTTTCCTCGTTGGGAAATTCGCTGGTCCTGCAATCATTACGGACGGGCAACGCAAACTTATTTCAGCGTCCTTGTTGTAATAGATTGCCATGCGTTTAGAGTAGCGTTCTGCAAGTTTGTATACCTTGTCGCTATCTTTAGGTCTTGCGGCGGCTACCTTGTCCGCCAATGTATAGCATCGGTCTACGTGTTCTCTATATCCAGCCGTTGCACTTCCAGATTTATAATCTGAAAACGACTTCATTTCATGTGCACGCCTTGCGGCTCCTTCATTGATGTTGTAATAAACTCTCTCCATGTTCAATCCTCCTAATCTATTGTGCTAATCATGATTGTTTTGACCAAAGTATCCGGGCTGTAGCCATCCGGCGTTGCATAAATGTCAACCTGTGTTCCTTGCCTGTACAAACTTGGGTATTCACGAATTAACCGTTTTACGGCTCGTTCCACATTTCCAACTCTTTTGTAACAGAACCTCTCAAAGTCAATGTCAATATAATCTCCAGGAATGTTACTATCTCTCCAAACGGCTATAAAAGTCTGCTGCTTTATACTCATTGCGTTATTCTCCTTTTTTTGTTATAATTAGATTAGAATTGAAACAGAATTTCCTGTTTGGACGGGGTGGGGGTTTCCCACCCCTGATTTTCATCATGTTCTCCTTCCTTCGTTTTTCCCTGATACTAGCAACCTTAACAGGAAGAATTTTTCAACTTTTCCATATCATCAATAAGATTCCCAACCGTTTCCTGTACTTCCTCAAAATCCTCTAACAGAGTATAAGGAGAGTCAGGAACTCCGCGGGTCCCATGAAGTGGCCAGTAGATATCGAACTCTTCTGTTACGTCATAGTTATCAAGCCATCTTGAAAGTTTCTCAAAGAAGTCCTCGAACCCGTTTACATCAGAAAGCTCGATAACTACATCCTGATTTGCAGTATCAGTCCAGAATTCCAGCATAATATCGCCGTATGGATCTCCTAGATCTGCATCTTCGGGATAATAGCTGATATTATACTTTTCTAAAATATCTAGCATTTTTTCACAAAGGTCTTCTTTTAATTCTTCCTCCTCGCCGATGGCGTGAGACCTTTTCAGTCCGCTGGCGTGGTTCATTTCTCTAAAAGTTGCTGTTAACATTTCAAAACCCCCTTGTAAATAATCATAAAGATGACTAGACTAATGATAACTTTTAAAAGTTGCCTTATGCGGTAACTTCTTCTAAAAACCTTTCAAGTAAATCGTCTATCTGAAAACGCTGCTCCTCGTAACTAATACTTGAGTCGTGGCAAATTTTCCTTGCTAACTCTTCATACTCACGGCACATTTCATAATCTGGCGTAATGTTCCCAAATGGTGCATATCCTGTCACAATTGCTGTGTTTCCGAACCCGTAAATATCCGCGCCCCAGCCTTCACGGCGGACCGTGTACGCTTCTGGATCTTCCCAGGATAGCAGGCAGCTTAATTTACAATACCCAACTTTTATTACATATTCGTAGTGAGTATTAACAAACTTCTGTGTTGTTTTGTATTTCATTGCGTACCTCCTTAATTATTGACTTGCGCGTGGTAAGACTAACAATAACTTTTAAAATCTTGCTGTTCCATCCTATGGGGGAGGTTTCGTTCGGTATCGGTTTCCCATGACCTCCCTATAATACCGATTACACCTGTGTGCGCCCGGTGTCCCGACAGATGATTGTTTTATATCGGGCTCCTCCGATAATCTTTTGTTGTCTCTAGGATAGCACCGTTAAAGGCTTTTGCAACCTTTGTGTTCTAATTCAATAGTGTTCCCAGATTGCAATTTCCTTTATTTGTTCTATCCTTTTTGACGTCCCAATCCTAACACCGATTGGGTTATTAGTCAAGACTTTTTTTATTTTATTTTCTTGACTTTTTTTAGCTGCTGGAGAAGGGAATAATCACTGTTTAGTGGCTGTTCCTTATCTCTTTTTGTTATCTATATTATAGTCATGAGAGAATACGTTGTCAATACTTTTTATAAAAAAGTTTAAAGAAAATTATAGTAATACTTTAATCTGTGTTTTTTTCTTGTACTTTTTTTCAATTTGCTATTGACACGGGTTTTTTCGTGCGTATTTTATAAATATATAAAGTAAATGATAGTTACGTTACCACAACAGCCAACAGGGTTTGTTGTGGTTTTTTAGTACCTTTCAAAACAGGGATTGAGAGAGAAAAAAGAAAAGACCGACTCAAGAGATGAGATAAGAGATAAAAGTTCCTATATATATAAATATATATAAATATTAGTAAATATACATATAGTTATATATATCATACATATATAGATATTATAAAGAATATAATTATTACTATTATTACTATCTATTATCGTTAAGTCTGTTTAACTATAATGACGCTGTTATTCCAGGCTTCAACTATTCCCTAAATTACCATTTTCGGAATAGTTAATATAATCCAGTAGTTGCAAGGGGTTTAAAAGGAGTAGCATATACCAGGAAGTTTATACATTATATCTATACATTAAGACGTATAGATATACCACCACCACCGCACACAGTCATAGACCCACCACACACACAAGCGATAAAAGGCCCCAGAGTTAAAAAAGATATATGGGAAAAAAGAAGAGACTGGAAACGGTCTACCGCTAAGCCCCCAGGCGAGCAGTCGTTCTCCTATATATATATAAAGTATACCGACACATTGTACCCACAAATCTAAAAACACCCACGAATAAAAGAAAGGGGCTGACCCCCAAGGGGCTATCCCCCAGAACAAAATAACATCCATAAAAATTTCAGGGAGAAAATGAAAAAAACAGCAGAAGAAGCATACAGAGGAATATTGCAGAATGATTTCTGTGAATACGTGTCCTTCACACATCACGGAGACTGGAAGAAGACACCATTCCACCGGCTGTTATGCAGCAAGGTACAGGAATTCGTAGAGAGGGAATCAGACAAACCGTATGAGATCTTGTGCATACATACACCACCACAGGTAGGAAAATCCACAACAATAACAGAGACGCTTCCAAGCTGGTATATGGGGAAGCACCCGAAGAACAAGGTCATAGAGATAAGCTACGGTGAGGATTTTGCGATACTGTTTGGACGTAGAAACAGGGAAAAGATAGAAGAGTACGGAGAGAAGATATTCGGTATCACTCTGAGCAAAGACAAGAACACAACGAGAGAGTTTGAGATAGCAGGCTATAAGGGCTCGATGATTTCGAGAGGTAGACAGACCGGAGTAACCGGAAGAAGCTGTAACCTGATGATAATCGACGACCCGATAAAGAACTCCCAGGAAGCCAGCTCGGAAGCATACCGAAGCACGCTATGGAGTGAATGGCTGTACTCGTACCGTTCAAGAATGGCACCTGGAGGGAAGGTCATAGTCATAATGACCAGGTGGCACGAAGACGACCTTGTTGGACGCCTACTGGAATATGAGGCAAACGTAGAATACCTACGGTTTCCGTGTGAAGCGGAAGGGGACGATATACTAGGGCGTAAAGCCGGTGATGCTCTTTGTCCGGAGATAGGAAAAGGGAATAAGTGGCTTGAAGAATTCAAGCCTGCCTTTCTGTCGTCTGAGGGTTCCATGGCATGGAATGCGCTGTATCAAGGCAGACCTACTGCACAGGAAGGAAACCTTCTGAAAAGGGACTGGTGGCAGTACTATGACACGCTGCCGGAGATAGTTGACTGGGTAATGTCCGTAGACGCAACGTTCAAAGACTCGAACGACAACGACTTTGTAGCAATACAGGTCTGGGGAAAAGCCGGCGCAAACATCTATCTGGTAGAAAACGTGAAGAAGCACCTGAACTTCCCTGATACGGTGATGGAGATCAGGCGACTGAGAGGACTATATGACCAGTGCAAGCTGACACTGATAGAGGATAAAGCCAACGGCTCAGCCATTATAACGATGCTGAGAACCGAACTTGTGGGAATAATCCCTGTAGAACCGCAGGGTTCAAAGGTAGCCAGAGTGAACGCAATACTTGGAGCCGTTGAATCCGGAAACGTCTACCTTCCTAAGAACAAGAAATGGGTACCGGACTTCGTAAACGAGTGTGCACAGTTTCCTAACGGCAAACACGATGACCAGGTGGACGCAATGTCCCAGGCACTTAACAGGATAATCTATCAGAGGAGCCAGTATAAGCGAGACGAGAAGCTAAGTAACTTTGAGAAGATGTTTCCGGGCTACTTCAAGCATCGGAAGGGAAAGGAGAAGTTCAATGTTATATAGTCTGATAATTCTGTCTCTGGCCAGTCCGGTGGCGGTAATAGCAGCCTTTATCATTGGCTACAATATAGGTCAGCCGTATGAATCCAAGAAAATAAAGCGTCACAAGGCACCTGAGCCGACCGCAGAGGACAAACTGCTAGATTACATAGACAATTTCGAGGGATAGCCGATGAAGAACGAGAAAAACAAGATAGTCCGTGACGCATCCGAGATATGGAAGCGATACGAAAAGTCCAAAGACTACATGACGAAGAAGAACCTCAAAGAGAGGACTGAACGGTCATGGAAGTTCTATATAGGCAAGCAGTGGTATGACACAAGGGACAGCAAGGGCGAGAGAAACCTGCCAAGCATGAACTTCATAAAGCCGTCCATCAAATACAAGGTATCCTCAATATCCCAGCACCTTCTTACGGCGATATACAGCGACCTTGACGGAACCGATGAAGAGACCTGCAATTCGCTGTCCCAGCTTTTCAGCATTTCATGGGAAAAGGCTAAAATGGACTCCATATCATGGAAAGCACTTAAACACTGTGCTATAGGTGGCGATACCTACGTATATTTCTACAGCGGCGACACGAGGAAGAAACCGCAAGTGCTTCTGAACACGAATATCCTTCTGGGAGACGAGAACACAAGTGACATTCAGGAACAGCCGTATATCATCATTGAAGAGAGGATGCCTGTAGAACAGCTGCGTCATGAAGCAAAGCTCAATGGGGCTTCACAAGAAGTAATTGACGGAATAGCTCCAGACTCCAATACGGATACACAGCTTCTGAACAATGATGAAGTATCCGAGAAAGCAACGGCACTAATTTATTTTGAGAAGATAAATGGAATAGTTAACGTTGCAAGAGCTACCAAATCAGCCGTATATGAACCTCTCCACCCGATACAGCAGAGCCGCCACGGGGAATACACGGGTGCAGGTTTGACACAGTATCCGATACTGAATATGGTATGGGAAGAGTTCCCGAATACTGCCCGTGGAGTAGGTGAGGTTGAACAGTTCCTTTCAAATCAGCTTGAAGCAAATAAGATGCTGGTAAGAAGAGCGATTTCCTCAAAGCAGACTTCATTCCCAAGAGTGGCTTATGACGAAACAGCCGTTGCGAATCCGGAAGAGATTGACACAGTTGGTGGAAAAATCAAGCTGAACGGTGGACAAACACAGTCTGTTAGCAGTCTGATAACCTACCTCAATCCTGCATCACAGGCACCGGATGCAAAAGAACTTACTGACGAACTGATAGACAAGACCCGAGACCTCTCCGGAGCAGGAGACGTAATGATGGGTAACTACAATCCGTCCCGAGTTGCCGGAACAGCCATTACTACAATAAGGGAACAGCAGGAACTGCCTTTGAATGAGCAGGTGGAAATGTATCAGAACTTTGTAGAGGATGTTGCACTACTCTGGTACGAACTCTGGATTGTTTATAATCCGGTCTCCATAAAGATGGGCAATATTGAGGTAGATACATCAGTCCTTCAGGAGCAGAAACCTAGCATAAAGATTGACATAACAGAAAACACTACACTGTCTAAGGCAGCAGAACAGACAGAGATAACAAACCTGCTGATGAATGACAAAATCTCGTTCGAGGAATACGTAGAACTTCTTCCGGATCAGGCAGCTATATCCAAGAAGAAACTTCTGAGTATAATACAAGAAAGGAAGCTTCAACAGGAGCAGATGGCAAGGCAGGAAGCACAGAACCAGTTACAGCCAGATGCCGGCACGCTAAATGAACAACCGATAAATCCATCGGGAGGAGTACCGGAAGGGGTCTCATAGTGCGAGAAAGTCCATACGGACGCATAGGAAGGGAGTGATGTGAATGCAGAAGAAGCTTCGTGAAATGGCAGAAGAAGAATTCATAGAGCACTACGAAAAATACACCGAAGACGTAATGTCAAACGGCTTTCTGGAAATGCCTAGCAAAACGAATTTCGCATCATACATGAACGTCCCGAAAAAAGATGTAATCTATTGGTACAAACAGCATCCACAAGCACAGGACGTTCTCAACCAGATGACAGCGGACGTAATAATTGAGGGCATGGCTAAGAAAAAGTATCAGGCAAGTTCCGGGGCGTTTGCACTAAAGAACTGGTGCAAGTGGACAGATTCACCTAAACAGGAATCGTCCGGAGCAGACAATACAAAGACGCTTATGAGCGAGAAGGAAGCCAAAGAAAGATTGAAGGCGTTCAACGCCGAACAAGAAGGGTTAATCCGGTTTAAAAAAGCCGATTAGCATATATATTTTTTTTACCAAATTAGTTTAACTTATTAAACATTTTGATTTAATAGTTTAAACAAATGCGCCACAGGAGGGCATTAATGGACGAAGAAATCATGAACGTTGACACATCAAGCGTAGAAACTCAGGAAGTCGCTGACCCTGAAACAGTCGACGAAAGCGTAGAAAATCAGGAAGCCGCTGACCCTGAAAATGAAAGTCAGTCCGAAGAAGTCGAAGAAGTAGATGATGACCTGAACGATGACGAAGAGGGGAGTCAGAGTCCAAGCGATGCAGCATTCGCTTCAATGCGCCGTGAGCTTCAGGAAGCACGGCGGCAGAATGAGCAGATGCAGAACGCACTCAAAATTTACTTCAACGGAGACGACGCAGATTCTCTTGCCATTCAGGCAAGGGCTTATGCGGAGGATAGGTCAGAAGAGGAAGTCAGAGCTGATGTTGCGAGAGAACAGAGGCTGGCACAACTCGAAGCTAGAAACCAGGAATTAGAAGAACAAATCAAAGATGCCGAAGTGCATAAAATGATTAATGATTCTGTATCAATGCTCAGCAAGATTGACCCGTCCATAAAGGGCGAAAAAGACCTTGAACAGTTGGGCGATGTATTCTTGAAACTGATCGCAAACGGAGTAGACACGGAGACAGCATACTGGGCATCAAAAGCCGAGCAGTATCATAACCAGGTCAGCGCACCGAAGGATATTGGCAAAGCAAATCCAGCCGTGAGTGAGCGTGACTACTACACTTCTGAGGAGCTTGACGCACTTTCAGAAGAAGAAATACGTAAAAACTGGGATAAGGTACAGAAGAGCATGAGTCGTTTGAAATAGCACTGAGGCGAATATCTGAAAAGGAGATTCGCATAATGAGCTACAGAAACTTTAAGCCTACTGTTTGGGAAGTAGCAATTGAGGAAGAACTCAAAAGAAATCACATTTTCGTGGCAGATACAAACCAGAAGTACGAAGGAAAGGTCTCAAAAGCCGGAGACTCTGTAAGAATTCTGGGTGTTGGAAAGCCAACAATCACAACCACCATCGGTGATGAGGACATCATTCTTGAAAAGCCTGAAAACATCGAGGATACATCTGTAACGCTGAAAATTGACCACAGGTCTACATTTAACTTCCTTGTTGACGATATTGACAAGGCACAGGCTAGTGGAGAAATTGAAAGCGCACTCAAGGGTGAGTCAAGTGAAGGACTTGCAAATGAGCAGGATATAGCAGTATCTGCACTGAGCAATGACCCTCTTGTAAAGAAGCTTGCAAGCTCTGCATTTACCCTGTCTACAGATAATATTCTGACCGTGTTTGACAAGGCACTTGAAGCACTGTATGAGAACGATGTTGCTCAGAACACTGAGATTGTTTTCTGCATCAGCCCATGGATTTATACCATCTTCAAGCAGGCATACATCAAGGCAGACACAAATAACAGTGAAATGCTCAAAAACGGAATGGTTGCAAAGTACGGAAATGCTACCATCAAGATGTCAAACAACTGTGCAAAGGATTCCAAGGGTAACACTCTGGTACAGGTAAAGACCAAGAGAGCTATCGGGTTCGCTGCACCACTGACTCACGTAGAGCCATACAGACCGGACGAAAGATTCGCTGATGCGCTCAAGGGCTTTGTCCTTTACGGAACAAAGATTGTTAGACCAAAGGAAATGATTGTAATTCCTTGCACACACGCTTAATTGTAGGGCTAAAGAGAAAGGTGGTACCTAAACAATGGCAGTAACAATTGTTGATAGACAGAAAGTAGACCTCAACGGCGGAAAGGAAATCACATTTACTGCACCGTCCAGTGCAAGTGATGGGTTCCTTCTGGATATGAGGGGTAAAGACAACAAAACAGCATTCGTATTTCAGGGAGCTGGAACCGTTACTCTGAAAAAGGGCAACGGACTTCAGGGCGTAGGAGAAGATCTTGTAATTACAGTGACAGCAGAAGCCGCTGTAGCGGTAGATTCCGGAGCGTTCAAGATTGTGAGCGGTGAAGGAAAGGGATATGCAAAAGCTATTCCTAGCGCAACAACTGTAAAAGCCGCTGTAGTAGAGCTTCCGTAAACGGGTGAGACAATGGGGGCGGACTCAACATCTGCCCCCATAATTTTATAAGGAGAACAGAATGTATTGGAAAGACATTAAAGATAATCTCCTTGACCTGGGTTTTGAGGAAACGGATTCATATGAGGAGTACAAAAGCATAATTATAAATGCTACTAACAGAGCAATACGGATTTTATATTCAACTGTTATCCCTCAGATAGAACACTATCTACGAGTCTATGAGAAGTGGGGACACGAAGAAAACATTACCGATATATACGGAGAAACACACACAGAGTGGAAGTTTCCTGAGTTGGAAAAGATAACGAAGGAAACAAAGGACGAGGAGGTTCTTTCAGTTCCAGACGTTCTTGAACCGTTGGTACAGCTCCTTGCTGCACACTACATATGGCTTGACGATGACCTGACAAAGGCAACTATTTACTGGAATGAATACGATGACCTGAAAGACCAGATAATGATGATGTGCAGAACTGTTAGAGGGGCAGTAATAGAAGGAGGCTGGTAAAGATGTCACAACAGAAGCTACCAAGCCAGCCGAAAATTTATGCTACGCAGTATAGAAACCTTCTTGGAGTTGACTTCCAGAGGGACGTTACAGACGTAGATAAAAAGCACTCACCAAACATGGTCAATATGATTTCCGATGTTGGAGGAAATCCGGTGAAACGGAGCGGTTACAGGAAGGTCGGCGAACGCTATGAAGCCATAGTTCAGGCAAATCAGTCGATGTACGGCGTCCGTGGAAATGCCGGAGGAACAGTTTCTATTGTCAAGCTGACTATCAAGAGCGGACAGAGCTTTGTTGAAGGCACTTCGTACACTATCTCTTTTAACTGCGGAGATGTGAACGGAGTATTCGCGTACCAGACGAAAATATATATCTTGTGCGAGCGGTGCTTTATAGAGTACGATGCGGAGTCAAACACTCACAAGATAACTGGGCTTGATAATGGCATGATGTGCAAGGGGAAGCCTGGGCAGAGCGAGCCTACTAGCTATGACAATATTCCGACGACCTTGTATGCACTGAAACCAAACGGAACGTCTGACAGTGCACTGACACTTGACGATAAGAGTATATTCAATGTTTACCAGAAGGCTTTGTATGCGGGAGACGGAACGTCAAAGGAATACAAGATACCTACGGCGAAGGGAAACAAAATAGGCTCATTTATCCGTGTCGAGGTCATGAACGAACAGGGGATATGGCAGGACACGACAGACTATGTAGTAAAGGACAAGGAAACTGTAACGGGACTGACACTAGACGGAACAACGACCGACACATTCGAGATCATTGCCTCAACGATTACTTTTGTCACAGCCCCGTCAAAACCTACGCTGAACGGTGAGGATAACGTCAGAATAACGTTTGCACCGTTCAACAATGCCGATACGGCAACAGCAGAGAACGGTTCGTCCGGATTCAAGGGATATTACAATGAACGCCAGAAGAGACTTCTTAAGGCACAGGCCTTCATTTTTTACAGCAACAGGCTGTTCCTGGCAGATGGAGACAGGACGTATTATTCAGACGTAAACAATCCGCTTGTAGTCAGTGACCTGCATTATTTCGAGGTAGACAATCAGATAATCGCTTACACGAGGACTAGCAGTTACCTTGCGATCATTACGAAGGACTGCGGAAGAAATACCATTTTCCTTGCGTCACCTAGCTCGACCGCAACGACATCTGGAACGACAGACTCAACACTGGGGACTGACACCGCATATTCTGTGAAACCGTCAAATGCAGGAGTCGGAGCGATAAGTAAAAATTGTGCCGGAACGCTGAACGATGAGCCGCTGTTCCTTGCGTCAACAGGGATATACGGCATACAGACAAATTGGCTTTCAGAGAAGTATGCAATAAACCGGAGCGCACGGATAAACAGGAAGCTGTGCAAGGAACCGAGCCTTGAAAACGCCGTTGGAATAAGCTGGAACTACTACTTTTTCCTGGCAATAAACAAGAAGATGTACATACTGGACGGGCGGCACGCCGCCAGCACGAATAAAGGCGACAGCTCGTATGAGTGCTACTACTTTGAGAACATGCCACACGTCAAGGAAATGTATGTCATAGACAATGTCCTGTATTTCACTGATGTTGATTCAACATACAGATTCAACGATGATCTGGACGCAACGGAGAAATTCTACGACGACGCCTACGAGGTGAACGGGGAAATGGTCAGGGAGCCTGTAAAGGCCATGTGGTCGTCCACATTCGACGACGACGGGTCGCCGCAGCTTCTAAAAACCTTGAACAAAAAGGGGTCAATGGTGACGCTTCAACCGTTCTACAGGAGCGGATGTTCTATCACCCTTGTGAAAGACGGCGATGTGAGACAGGATCTCGGCTTTCACGAGGTGAGTCGGACGAGCTTCGCAAACATCGACTTCACGAGATTCACATTCCAAGGAAATCAGGTAGGCGGAGACATCTTCACAAAAAAGAAGGTAAAGAAGTACAAGCGACTTCAAATCATTCTGAGGAACGACAACCCTGAGCCGTTCGGTATAACGAACGTGGTGAAGTCTTATACCGTTGGAAATTACGCTAAGAAATAAGGTGGTGCAAATGGCAAGTAACTATTCAATAAAAGAATCTGAAATTGTCAGTGTGCACGTACAGGCCGCAAACGATGTTTTGACAGATACCCCGAAAAACAATAAGGCGGTATTCGACAGATACCCCGACCTAATAGCGGAGAAATTCAATGCATTCGTTGAATATGCGGAAGCGGGGATAACGGCCAGTACAACACTTGCACAAGTCATTAGCGCACTGTTCCCTATAGGGTGCATAGTCCGCAACACGGACAATACAAATCCTCGTTCGTATCTGAACATAGGAACATGGGTGCAGATAGAGGGAATGACCGAGGTGGCAAGCAGAGCTGACGATAACGCGCCAGTAACCGTCTATTACTGGGAAAGAAGATATTAAGGAGGAAAGGTATGGCAACAGGCGGAACAAATTATACGTCCACTACAGCAAGTAACAAGCCGTATCTTGACGAGTACGAAGCGTTCAAAAAGAATCTTGAAAACAGCAGGACAAAATACCTTAGTGACCTTGCCAATCAGGAGACGACGAACAGGAACGCAACGAACGGCAGTTACGACACGGCAAACAGGCAGAATTACATCAAATATATGCAGCAGAAACGCTCACTTCCTGACAATCTGAACAGGCTGGGAGTGAACGGTGGAGCGACTGAAAGCTCACTGTTGAGACTTCAAACAGCATACGGCAATCAGAGAAACAGCAACGAACAGGCAAGAAACAGCGCATTGGGAACACTTGCACAGAAGTATACAGACCTTCGTTCGACCTACGACCAGAATTATGACACGTCTCTCAGGAACGCCTACAATACCGCTCAGGAAAACCAGATAAAGTATGACAAGGAGATGGAACAGCAGGCATACGAGAGAGAACAGGCAAGGTTAAAGCAGGAACAGGAAAAGCGAGATAAAGACTTAGCAAACTTCCAGGCTACAGTTGCAAGATACAGGACAGAAGCTGAGTACAGAAACTGGATTAATCAGATTGCTGCAAGCAACGACCCTGATAAAGATTTGCATATCAAGATGATAGAGAACCAGATAATTAAGCAGTTCCCTGTAGTAGCAGCATATTCAAGCGGCTATG